TTTTAATTCAATTAAAGTAGTAAGCGCAGGCGAGCGTGATCCAGATGCAGACGGTGCTGAAGGTATGAGTGCAAGTAAAATGAGAGCCGCAGCAGCAGATGGTGATTTAGAATCATTTGCACAAGGTGCTCCGGATAAGAAACTTGCTAAAACTATGTACGATGCAGTACGCAAAGGTATGGGCGTTAAAGATGAAGTTCCTGCAAACGAAATACTAGGATTTGCTAGACATACACCTAAAAGAGCAACAGTTAAAAAGAATAAAGAAAAGTTTGATGAACCAACTATTGCAGATAAAATTGCTGCAAGAAGAAAAGCAGCAGCAAAGGGCGATAAGAACGCTTGGTCTAGCAAAAAAGAATTAAGTGTAGCAGAAGATGGAACAGCAGAAATTGCAGCTATGGCAGCAGTTGCTGGATTAGCAGCACCAGTAATGACTGCTATGATTAAAGGTGCATTTAAAACAGGCAAAGGTCTTTTGAAAGTTAAAAAAATTGCTCATCAAGCAGGAGTAAAACTTTCTGATAAGATAGTAAAGTAATGGACGAAATAGAGCGCATAAAACAACTTGCAGGTGTTAACGAGTTTCAAGGTTACACAGAGTATACACTAGAAAATATTAGTGATGCTGCAAACTCAAATGCACGTAAGATGCGTAAAGATAATATTAAGCCAGGTGACAAGGAATGGTTTGAACTATGGTTTGGACTTCCTAAGATGACTGGCACAAATATGCCGAAAGGGTTTCGAGGACGTAAGTAATGGGATTAAGAAATTGGTGGAAGCGGGTAACACGTGAAGAGTATCAACTTATAATCACTGTTCCTAATGAAGTAACAACACACGTTGATGGTAAAAGAACTGAAACATTTAGAGAAAGACAATACGCTGCAAAGAAAATAATTAAAGCTACACCTAAGTTGTTTGTATTCAAAGATCTTAAAGGTCGCAGACATGAAATTAAATTTTTAAAGCCTATGGACTTTCATATAATAAAGATATGGTAAGATGAGAATAAGAGATATTACAGAAGGCGTAGGACGCATTACTAAACAGAATCAAACTGTTGATGTTGGCCCTGATGAAGTTACTAAACAGGCTGCTAAATTCGGTAATAAAGTAGACAAAGACGGACGTCCACCTACACTAAGTAAAAAAGTAAAAGGTTCTAGTACTAATGTAATGTTTAATCTAGGTATGACTGAAAACTTTGCTGATGGTAAGAAAAAAGGCAAAAGCAGACCTGGCAGAGTAAAGAAGTCAGGTGCTAGTTGCAATGGTAGTGTAACTGCACTACGAAAGAGAGCAAAGAACGCAAGCGGTGAGAAGGCTAAAATGTATCACTGGTGTGCGAATATGAAAGGTGGCAAGAAGTAATGTTTAGTAAACAATGTAAACTACATCTACAAGAACAAAATGAAACAGGCTTAGAACATATGTTCCACGCTATTAAGATAGCATTTAAATTACAGTTACTTGTTCCAATGCTATTAATACATGCAGTTGCTCCACGCTTCTTTACTAATAGAGGAACAACAGTAATAGAAGATATATTAAACGATAGGAAAATCAAATGAAAATGTTAGATTTAATCAACGAAGCTGAAACTAATAAAGATAAGAATAAGCGCCATCGTATGGATTTAGACGATCTTGAAAGAGAGATTCGTAAATCACCAGACGGAATGGATAAGGACACAGAAGCTCACATTAATAAAAAGCGTAAAGAGCTTGCTGCAAATAAAGCCAAAATGGATGAAATGGATTCAGGCGCAATAGCCGCAGTAGCAACACCAGTAGGCGGACTTGTTAGTAGACAGCCAAAAAACAGTAATGGGACTGTTAAAAATGCACTCGATATGGATACAAACATTATGGGGCAAAAGAAAAAGAAGCGCAGCAAGAAAAAAACATAAATACTACATAATACGTATTGGAGTACTCAATGAGAGATAAAGAAATTAGCGAAGGTTTAGGCGAATTAGCAGATATTGCTGAAAGAGACCACGAAGTACAAATGGCTCGTGCAGACCTATACAAACTAGCAAAGTATGCAATCAAACTACACGACATGCTAAAGGGCGTAAGTGAATCAGAAGGATTAGAAGGTTGGGTACAATCTAAAATTACTAAGTCAGCAGATATGATTGGTAGTGTTTATCATCATATGGATTATGAAAATAGTCCAATGGGCGAAGTAACTGAATCAAAAGATACACACTGTTCAGATGATTGCTGTGGCTCAGATGTTAAAGCAGAAGACTGCACATGCGCACCAACTTGCAAGTCTTGTAACTGCAATGCAACCAACGAATCAAAGGGCATTGATGCCATGAAAAAAGCTGGCAATGCAAAAGCCGACGCAGAAGCAAAAGACCGTAAAGCAAGTATGAAAGACAAGAAAGATTACAAAGAATCACTCCAAAATAAACTATCAGCTAAACTAGGAAAATAATAATGGATTTTGCTGCACTACAACAAAAACTATTCGACTTAGATCCAAGTGATAGAGCCGAAGACTTACGTAAATTAACTGAGTCTATGAATAGTAATGTGCAACAAAGTGCGCCGATTACTGAATCTTTAGTGCAAGAAAGTGTTGAAGTACAAGAAGGTACTATGCCAGTTGAAGGTGATTATAGTTTAAGTGATTTTGCTGCATTAGCAGGAGTTACATTAAACGAATCACAAAAGACAGGAAGTGCTGGACAACTTAAAGGCAAAGATCCAATGCCTAAAGCAAAAGCACGTGGAAAACATCCACATGTAGATAAGCTAGTAGGCGAAGACTTTAAAGACGGATTCAATAAAAGCACATACAACAATAAAGAATTATTTAAAAAGATGGCAGGTGGTGACGCAAAACCAAAAGACACGCCAGTTAGTATTAAAACTAGCGAACCTGTAACAAAATCAGATAGTAGAGGCGATAACGAGTGGCAAGCATTCCTTAAGAAGCACACTAAATCATTACAAGCAATTGCTGCTGATCCTAAGAAGACGAAACGTTTTGAAACTTGGTTAGACAAGTGGAGCGAAGGCGTTGAAGAAGGTGACGGACGTAAGAAAGGTATCCACGGTAAAGGACACCCTATGCGTAAGAAACAACAAGCCGCAATACACGCTGGCGAAAGCGTTGAATCAATCAAAGATATGCTTTACCGCAAACTAAACGACAAAAAATAATCCCCATATACAACATAAATTAAAATAAGTCAGGTTTTTACTTGACTTTTTTAGTTTTATACGTTATAATATTATTAATAATTACAACTCAACAAGGAGAAAACTATGAGCGACCGTACCTATGGTGCAGAAGAAAAGGCAAAACTTGAAAGACTAGTACAAGAAGGCGTAACTGTAATGCAAGAGATCGAAGACTTGCAAGGTGGTCTTAAGGATACTGTCAAAGCAGTAGCAGAAGAACTTGATATTAAGCCATCATTGATTAACAAAGCAATTAAGATTGCACAAAAACGTGACTGGGCTCAACATGCAGACGCATTTGATGATCTCGAAACGCTAGTTGCAACAGTTGGTGTTGATAATTAATGAAAACTGTTTATTGGGGAACATTTCCAGCTGAAGAAAATGGCGTACAGGTAAGTGAATTACGATACGCCGAGCCGGTAAGTATCTTAAAAGGTCTTAAACCTAAGGAATTCTTTGGCCCGAACGCTAGTATGTGTCCGGCGATTGTTGACGAAGGTAAGAATACTTTTAAGATAAATTCCCCAATTGATATTGATGTTACATTTGCTGAGGACTTTAGTGCCATTGACAGTAAGTATCCATCCGAAGATGGGTTCTTACAACACTATATTGGGCCATTTGGTCCTGATAAAGTTATACAGTTGGCACAACCTACTTATTTGTTCTTTTGTGAAGATCCGTTATTAATGACACAATTGCCACCTTACTATGAACAGAGTACTTTTACTGAGCATTGTATGGGGCTAAGTGCAACATTTGATATTAGTAGTTGGTTTAGAGTTGTAAAGCCTGCATTTAAACTAAAAGATGGGTCTAGACGTATTGCAATGTCTACTGATGATGCAATTATGTACTTAAAATTTAATACAGATGAAAAGATAAAACTTGTTAGGTTTGATTCTAGTCCGTTTACAAAAGAACATAAAGATGTTCTAGAACATATGTTAGCATTTAAGTTTCACAAGAAGAATCCGCTTGTTCCGACAAAACTAATAGCAGGGTATGAAGCATTTAAACGTGCAAGATACCATAAAAAAATTGTTAAAATTATTAAAGAGAATATATTATGATCGAAAAAATAACAAACTTTTGGAAAGAAAGTTACAAATCAAGTCCCCTAGCATTTTACTGCGAAATGATCGAAGCTGTATTCCTTATTGCCGCAAGTGCAATATTAAGTTTTACTATTTTAGATCCTGCAACAACAATATTTGTTCCGTTGTATTTAATAGGTTCAATATTAGGTATTATTAGCGCAGTAATTAGAAAAGCAGCATTTGTTATTTTACTATGCAGTTGGTTTACAGCAATGAATTCATTTGCTCTATGGCAACTGTTCGTGTTATAATAAGTACAATACGCCCAAGAGGCATGTAGATGGTAAGTTGGCCAAAAGCAACAAAGGAGAATAAATGAGCTACGTAGATGCACTGTTCGATCGCGATCAAGATATGATTCGTGTTGTTGAACGTAAAGACGGTAAGAGAACTTATCGCGAATATCAATCTAAATATACATTCTATTACAAAGACCAGCGTGGCAAGTACAAAAGTGTGTACGGTGATCCGCTGAGTCGTATTGTGTGTAAGAACACAAAGGACTTCCGCAAAGAAGTAGCAATTAACAGAGACAAAGAACTGTTTGAAAGCGACATTAATCCTATCTTTCAGTGTTTGAGTGAAAACTATCTCAATCAAGATGCACCTAAACTAAACATTGCTTTCTTTGATATTGAGACTGACTTTGATCCAGAGCGTGGCTTTGCTGATCCTAGTGATCCGTTTATGCCTATTACAAGTATCTCAGTATATTTGCAATGGTTAGAAACAATGATATGTTTAGCAGTTCCTCCCAAGACACTTACAATGGAACAAGCAAAAGCAGAATTAGAGGGCATTGATAATGTAATGTTGTTTGAAAAAGAAGGTGATATGATTGACACTTTCTTAACACTGATTGAAGATAGTGATATCTTATCAGGTTGGAACAGCGAAGGTTATGATATTCCGTACACAGTAAACAGAACAGCTCGTGTACTAAGCAAAGATGACACACGTAGATTCTGTTTGTGGGGTCAACTGCCTAAGAAACGTGAATATGAAAAGTTTGGTAAAATAGCGCAGACCTTTGACCTAATAGGCAGAGTGCATTTAGATAGTTTGAATTTATATCGTAAATACACGTATGAAGAAAGACACACATATAGACTTGATGCCATTGGCGAAATCGAAGTTGGCGAGAACAAGGTCCCTTATGAAGGCACTTTGGACGCATTGTACAACAATGACTTTAGAAAGTTCATCGAATACAACATACAAGATACCGCACTATTGGACAAGTTGGACAAAAAACTAAGATTTATTGATCTAAGTAACGAACTTGCACATGCAAACACTGTTTTGCTACAAACCACTATGGGTGCAGTTGCAGTTACAGAGCAAGCTATTGTTAACGAAGCATGGCACAGAGGCTTGCAGGTTCCTAATCGTAAAAAACGTGATGATGAGAACACACAGGCAGCAGGTGCATATGTTGCATTTCCTAAAAAGGGCTTGCACAAGTGGATTGCATCGATGGATTTGAATTCACTGTATCCATCGGTGATTAGAGCTCTTAATATGGCGCCTGAAACTGTTGTTGGACAAATACGTCCTGAGATTTCAGATGCTCGTGTACATGAAGATATGACACTAAAGAAGAAGTCTTTTGCAGGTAGTTGGGAAGGACGTTTTTGTACAGAAGAATATGAAGCTGTAATGGAAAAACGTAAGGACATTGCACTAACTGTAGACTGGGAGTCAGGTGGTAGTGATACACTGAGTGGTGCTGAGTTATACAACGCAATCTTTGACAGCAATCAGCCTTGGATGATTAGTGCTAATGGTACAATCTTTACAACAGAGTTTGAAGGTGTTATTCCAGGTATTCTAAAGCGTTGGTATAGTGAACGTAAAGACTTGCAGAAGATGCTTAAAAAAGCAAAAGACGCAGGCAATGCCGCAGAGATTGAATACTGGGACAAGCGACAGCTAGTTAAGAAGATTAACTTGAACAGTTTGTATGGTGCTATTCTTAATCCTGGTTGTAGATTCTTTGATAAACGTATTGGACAGAGTACAACACTAACAGGACGTACTATTGTTAAGCATATGAGTGCAGAAGCAAACAAAGTAATTACAGGTACATATGATCACGTAGGTGATGCTGTTATATACGGTGATACTGACTCTGTGTACTTTAGTGCTTGGCCAACTTTAAAAGACGATGTAGAAGCTGGCAAGATACCTTGGAGTACTGAAAATGCTATTGCATTGTATGATCAAGTAGCAGATGCAGTAGACGGCACGTTTGCAGATATGATGGCAAAGGCACATCATTGTCCAAAGAGCCGGTCAGACGTTATTGCAGCAGGTAGAGAAATTGTAGCACAGTCAGGTTTATATATTACTAAGAAACGTTATGCGGCACTAGTTGTTGACAACGAAGGCTTTAGAACAGATACAGATGGCAAAGTTGGTAAGGTAAAGGCAATGGGCTTAGACTTACGTAGGTCAGATACACCTGTGTTTATGCAGGAGTTTCTAAGTGAACTATTGCTGATGGTACTTACAGATAAACCACGTGAAGATGTACTTGAACGTATTACTGTATTCCGTAAGGAGTTTAGTGAACGTCCTGGTTGGGAGAAAGGTAGTCCGAAACGTGCAAACAAAGTCGGACACTATCGTCGACTAGAAGAAAAACAAGGCAAGGCAAATATGCCAGGCCACGTGCGGGCAAGCATTAATTGGAATACACTAAAGCGTATGAACGGAGACAAGTACTCTGAAGAGATCGTTGACGGTATGAAAGTTATTGTTTGTAAACTAAAACCGAATCCTTTAGGTTACACAAGTGTTGCTTATCCAACAGATGAATTGCGTATTCCTGAATGGTTCAAAGAACTGCCATTTGACGATGCGGCAATGGCGGAGACTATTATTGATAATAAACTAGACAACTTGATTGGAGTGCTTAACTATCCATTAGAAGATACTAAGCGACACAACACATTTACTAGTTTGTTTGATTTTGGAGAATAAATGAAAATTAAATTCGAAGCAGAAATAGATACTGAGAACGATCAAGATCTAAATACTATTGAAGAATTAATTGCAATGCTAAGAGCGTTAGCAGACAATTACTTAGATGAATAAAGGAAATGAATAAATGAAAAATATTAAACGTATCGGTGTTGTAGGTGGAGGTAGTTCAGGATTTATTGCGGCACTAATGTTGCGTACTAGATTTCCTAATCACCATATTGATATTATTTGTTCAAAAAAATTAGGCATTATTGGTGTTGGCGAAGGTTCTACTGAACACTGGACTGACTTTGCTGAATATGTTGGATTAAGAGATGACGAAATGATATCAGAATGTAATGCAACATTCAAAATAGGTATTATGTTTGAAGACTGGGGTGTAGACAAGTATATGCACAGTATTCAAGATGGTTATAACTTAGAACTAGGCAGTCAATATCCATTTGTGTTTGCAAATATGATTAAAGATGATGTTCATTCAGATCAAATGTCAAACAAAGGCTTTTGGGAAAACAAAATTAATAATTGGTATATTGAAAATAACCAAGTACCTGTAGCACAGTTTCACTTTGATACGTTTAAGTTAAATGAGTACTTAACTAGTCATGCAGGTGCTAGAGGTATTAATATTATTGATGACGAAATCACAAAAGTAAATCATGATGATGAAGGTAACATTTCAACTATTGAAAGTGATACTGCTACATATGATTATGACTTTTATATTGACTGTACTGGTATG